GGACCGGAAGTATTGGCTCCCCGTGGAACCCGCATATAACGCCTGATGGCTTCCGCTACTGGTAACCGGCTGGGTGGGCGAAACAGCGAGGCCACTTCGCGCCAGATATCGGATGCGCGGCTATGGCTCTCGTTCACCTGATTCACATATCGGCCTCATCACAACAGTCAATGACTGCCTTTTCCAGTGTATCGCGGATCTCATCAACCACAATCTGTACTTCATTCAGTTGTGATGCGGTCCACCCCCTGTCCCTTTCCAGCCGGTCAGGCCAGGTTTCCAGTACCTGAACTATCGCTTTCACCACGACAGAAAAGGACCGCCTGACATCACTGACTGGCACAAGCTGACCAGTTTCCTGCTCAAATTTCAGTCGGTCACGTTCTGACTGGTACCATGCTTTACGCGCATGAGGATCCATTTCCTTGTTATCTACAGGCAGAGGAGCTTTCATCAGCTCGGCAAGGATATCTGTCAGTCGGTACAGTTTGAGATTGCTCTCATGACCACCGGCTGGGCTTATGTTTTTTACCCGAGCCGCAACAGTCTGTCGATGAGCACCGGATAATGCGGCCAGTTGGGAAATATTCAGATGCAGATTTTTTAATTCACGATCCATAACTCCCCCTGAAAATTATGTAAACACACACCAGTGATGAACAAAAAACAACCAGATTCGACACTAAAAATTTTTATTTTTCTATATATCAATAACTTACACTGGTGGTGATGGTGCCATAAAAATCAAAAAATGCGCCTTTTTCCGCGCCGCCCGCCCCGTGCTCAGGCCCACCCCACCAGGAGGACCCGCAAAAATGATAATGGTTATCATTTGCAACAAAATCCAGTTTCTTCCACCATCGCACCGGACTGGCGACTATGAGGGGACAACACCGCGCTCCGTTAACGCGGTAAACCCCGGTGTGTATCGTTTTTGATTATCCCCGCACACTCTCGCAGAGGAGTCTCCCTGTCTGGCTGCGGTCTCTGTTAATGCAGGAATACGGTGACGATACGGCGCATCAGCAAAACTTAGTTCAGGCACTGAGTGCGGATATAGTCCTGTGCCCCTTCCAGCTGCTTCTGCATTGTCATCAACCGTTCTCTGAGGATGAAATAATCCCGTTCAGCGGTGTCTGCCAGTCGGGGGCCGGTTGCATTATCCACGCCGGAGGTGCCGGTGGCTTCACGCACGGTACCGGAGCAGGTGGCGTTGATGCGCAGGCGCTTACGACCAGCGGCAACATCAGCACGCAGAGTTTCATTTTCAGCTCTCGCATCGGCTAACTCCCTCGAGTATTTTGCATCGAGCGCAGCAACATCACGCTGGCGCACCTGCATGTCAGTAATGGTGGCATTCGCCTGTTCCAGCTCTCTGGCTTTTTTATCGCGCTGCGCTTTGTAGGTGAGCGCGTTGTCACGGTAATGGTTTGTTGCCAGCCACAGCGCACCATAGCCAACCGCCAGGACAATAATCACCACACACAGAACACGGTTCATCTCTCTTTCACCCCACCAGTCCCGATAACGTCAGGACTCGCCAGGCGGTGGAAAAGAAAATGGCAACCAGCATGACTAAAAATGAAATGCCGACAAGTACACAGAGGCTCTTCACCAGCGTTATGAGTTTATCTGATATCATTAGCCACCCCATCAATCCGCCTTTGTTATTTTCCCTTTGCCTGTATCAGCCAGGACAAAATCAATCAGCATATTCGCTTCATTTACCAGCGTACGGATTTTTGATACATGCGCGGCTTTAACCTGTTTCCACTCATTCAGCCCGGTAGCAAACACACTGGCAATGTTTTTATCCCGTTTCATGTCAGCACAAGCCTGGTTGAGTTCTTCCATCACGCTCATTTTACGGGGATTAACGACAAAACCCTTCGTCCAGTACTCGTAAAGAACATCGTCGCACTCTTCCTGATACCGGATGACCTTATCGCGGATTTCGGGTTTACTTTGTTGGGATTAATGGTTTGTAGCCAGCCGGCAAGTTTTCGAAGTGGCATGGACACCATATTGCGTTGTTTCCCATCCTCAGCAACCATAACGATTTCCGTTATAGTTGACGCAAAACGCTGTCTTAACTTAGCCAACTGTGATTGCCAGGCCAGCCCCATCCCCGCAACGACAGGTTTCATGGGAACGTATGGTTCGCCATTATGGTTAACTACATAAAGAGAGTTGCCGTGAAACGGCACGGCCATCATATTCATCGGTTATTTCCTTTTAGTGATGAACCTTGTCTCACAGGAATCCAGCCCACAGAAAGGCACCGACAGCCAAACCGGTATCCTCAAGGGTCATCCTGAAAGGTTCTGTGTTGTGAGATGCGCGTGAGATGCGCAGAAATGACAAAGGCATCATTACGGTGCCTGAGTGTTAAACAACTGTTTTGACTTTATTCACTTACATTTTGCCAATTTGCAGGATTTCGTGTTATCCGTCCATGTAAGCAAACCTCATTTTTCAGCAAAATATTCTTCTTATCTGTCGATTCCCCAGCACGCCAGCGCGCTCTCCTGGTCACGACGGGATACCTGACCGTAACAGTTGTTTGAACGAATACGGCAGTCTCTGCCACCGTCCTTAATCCACCAGCGAATAGCTTCGCAGGCACCTTTTCGATCACCTGCATTAATTCGTCTGTAAAACGTCGACGGGAAACACTTACCGGGACCAATGTTGTACGGACAGAATGACGCGATCCCCGCTTTCTGGGGTTCGGTCAGCGGCACTTTAATGTTTTTCTCCACCCATGCCAGCGCCTTATCACGCTCAATGGCGTTAACCCGGTCGCATTTTCCTTCGTACAGCTTCATGCCAGGAATAACAGGCTTACCATCCACCCGGGTGGCTCCACGGTAGATGGTCCAGATACCCGCACCATCACGGTATGCTGTGGTGTGGTTACCTTCCTTTTCATCCAGAAACTGGTCGAGGATTTCAGGCGCAGAAGCACCTGCGGCAATCAGCGCCAGAACGGCAGCCGATAAACCATAGCGGAGTTTCCTGCTCATCAGCTTACTCTCCCCGTGCCGCCTTACGCCGGTCTTCTTTAATCTTGAAATACAGGTTCGTCAGATATGTCAGCAGCCCAAACAGCAGACTCCCCAGCACGCCTATTGCCGCCCACTGAGACGGGGAAACCCTGTCCAGCAACTGCAGGAACCAGTAGCCCGTTCCCACCGCTGACGTGGTGTATGACACACCTGTTGTGATTTTTTCCATCTGGTACATACCCGTCTCCCGCAATCCGGAAGCTCACAACATAAAAAAGACCAACCGGCACACACCGATGGTCCCTGACGCATGCTTACATCATCATGTCGCTGTCCGGTGTGGGGTCACCGCTATCTGAAGCACTCCCCTCACCCGCGATGCCTTCCGGCTCCGGAGCTGCCGGTGCGCCCAGCAGTTCATCCAGAATGGCATCCACTTCTGCATCAAGACGCGCTTCCAGGTTATGGCGAAGTTTCTGTTTCAGTGCGCTCCGGACTTCTTCAGAGCGCAGGACTTCCTTCACTGCTTCAGCAGTGACCAGGGATGTAATTTCTGACATGGGATTTTCTCGTCGAAAGATGTGATTAAGAAAGTTGCCGCTAAATGAGCGGCTCTTCGGGTTTGCTTCCGGCTGACTGACTGGCGCTGATTTTCTCAGCGGCCCTTTTGTCAATCTGTCTGCGCCAGAAGTCACGCATGGCCCTGTACCCACCCGAAAGGAGATACAGCACACAGACCACCGTACAGAAGTACAGCATCAGCTGATGAATAAATGTCATAATTTCTTACCGTTATGGTTGACTAAGTAAACAGTTTTCATTTAAAAATGCCGATGACGAAAGTGGTAGTATCTTTCCTTGATTCTCCATGAATCTCACACCGCCAGAGGTCTCAGGCAACTGGCGGCTTTTTTTATCATGCCGCGGCATCCGCGTTGTTCACTTCCACCGCAATGCTGTCAATCAGCACCGGGTAAGTCGCATTCCTGGTAATGTCTGTCACATGCAGTTTATCCGCCGCAAATGCACTGACCGGTGACTGCGTCAGCGTGAACGGTGTGCCATCCTGACCATCAATAACCGGCGTCACCTGAAGGCTGTTATTCCCGGCAAAGCGGAAAGCCAGCGTATGCCATTCGTTATCAAATGCGCCAAAGGTTCCCAGTTTCAGGTTGTTTGTCGCCACTTTCGCATTGTGGTACATCACATTCAGGTCTTTTGCATCTGTCTGGATGTAGAACGCTGCCAGCAGGTTATTCCCCCCGTCTCCGGTCAGGGCAACGCCCTGTGGCAGTGAAGAGACCGGCCAGTAAAACGCCATAACATACTGGTTCGCAGCCAGCGCTCCCGAAACCTTAAAGCGGCAGCGAATCTGCCCCCCTTTCTGTAACAGAGCCGCACCGTTGCCCGCGGCGTACTCCAGCACCCAGCTGCTTTTACCGGCCTCCTTGGTCAGCTTCACTGCCTTACCTCCGGTTCCCTCCGCATCGCTGACCACTTCTGCCCTGCCGCCACTGGCTGACCATCCCTGTACTTTCAGGCTTCCCTCTGACTCGCTGGCAAGGTAAGAGAGCAGTGTTGTGACGCCTGTGGCTTCTGCACCGGAAGGCGATGACGGGCGCACCTCTGATACTGTCGATGATGCCCCCGCGTTTAGCGCCACTCTTCCCGCATGGCGCAAAATCGCCGTTGCCAGACGGTCGGAAATAATCCCACGGCGTGCCCAGGCGCTGAAATGGCTCGCCCTGTCCTGTGACGTCCAGGTGGCTGAGCTGTCACGCCATTTCGAACCGTAATATCCGATACCCGGAATGTCCGGGTCTTCTTCCGGTTTGTTCGTCGGCACATTCATCCCGTTCTCATCGGTCATGAACGGTACGAAATGGATATTCTTTTCCGTTTTGTTTTTGTAGCTGCCGTACACCGTCTGGTACGTGGATTCGTTCTTCTGCTTCCAGAAATACGTCGTATCTCCACATATCCAGGGAACACCGCCAGCAGAGCCACCGACGCACTGACCTGCCATATCCGCCAGGTCTGCACGGAATTTATCAACCAGCGCACCAAACTGTGCTGCGTGATTTGCCGGCGTACCGCCAAAATCAAATTCCCCCTGCATCCACACCACGGCAAACAGCACATTTTTCGGATTCTTCTTCAGTGCTGCTTTTGTTCGACCGATAAGGTCCTTATACAGCGGCTTGTCCACACCCCAGCGGGTTGAATTCTCCGAGGCACCACTCGCGTCACTGTATGTGCCATCAGCTCCGGTGGTGAACGCTGAACCACCACGACAGCACGGAACCAGCAGAATGCCCGCATTCGCCGGTATAAACGGCAGCAGTTTTTTGGCGATATGCAGCCCCTGCCCCACGGTTCCGTACTGCCCCTTTGACAGGTCCGCTTTCGGATGGTTAAGGCGGCTCATGTCCTGCACATCATGCAGACAATGGTCCGCCGGAATGATGTCGTTATATTTACAGGCGACACCGCCCGGTGTCACCGTACTGCGACGCGCCAGCTGCTTAATGCGCGGGTCCGGACGGTCATATGTCTCCGGCAGCGGAAGACCTTCACCATACGACATGCCGTTTGACTGCCCTGCCAGAACCACAACAAAGTAATACCCGGGGTCGCTGGTGGCGCTGATTACTGCACCTTCTCCACCTGTCGGCTTCACCACAACAGGTGTGCTCACATCACCTTCTGCGACAATCGCCTGAATAAGTGCTGCGCCATCATCCGTATACGAAGAAAACGGCCCACCATATGGTTGCCATCCTTCACGAATTTTTTGCGCAAGTGCATCAGCAAGGTCTGACGGCGACGCCGCCCTGACAACATCATAATGTTTAAATGTCATTATTCCTCCCGGCCGGGATAGTGTATTAAATCAGATATGGAGTGGGCTGTAGTCCGGAAGCCTGAATGACACACGGGGACTACAGCCCAAGAAATGAAAAAAGGCCACGCAGTTGCGCAGCCTGATAAACCCTGGTTAAAATCCACACGATAACAACACAACAATATCAGTATCTCATGCTATTGCCCGAACCCATTCGGGCATTTTTTTACCCATAAAAAAGCCCCTCCGGAGAGGGGCATGTTTGCATGCACATTCTTTTTCTTGCATGGTGCCGGGTGCCTCCCGGTGAATTCAGTACCAGCACCTGAATCCGCGATTACCCCATATACCTGGTTGCTGATTGCCCCTCCGCACAGGGGGATTCACCATGCCAGTTTCTTTTAACAAACTCCCCGCAAACCAGACAACAGTCAACCGCCTGAATTGTGAGACATTTAAAAAAAGGCCCGCAAAAGCGAGCCAGGGAAAATAAGTGTGGCGCGTTGTACTGGATTCGAACCAGCGACCTGGCGATTATGCGTCGCTCGCTCTCACCACTGAGCTAAAGGGCCGGGCGCAGGATAATAACGGTACGTAACTAATCCTGCAATATCATCCGTTCTGACTGACTAAATCCTGTACTTCCCTGACCGTCTGCTCAAAACGTTCAGTCTCCAGCTCAACGCCAGTTGCACGACGCCCCAGCGCCATCGCGGCTTTGACTGTCGAACCCGACCCCATGAAGAAATCTGCAACCAGGTCACCCGGACGACTGCTCGCACTGATTATCTGCTGCAGCATTTCTGCCGGTTTTTCGCACGGATGTTTCCCGGGATAGTACTGCACCGGTTTATGCGTCCACACATCCGTGTACGGCACCTGCGCCGTCACGCCAAAATACCGCCGCAGATGTTTATATTCACTCTGCAGTTCCGCATACTGCCGGTTCAGTGAAGTATACATCTCCAGCAGCTGGTGGTGGGGCTTTTCCAGTTCACCGCGCTGATGCTTCTCTTCTGCCACCCGGGCAAACAGCGCCTGTAATTTCAGATAATCGCTTTCGTTCGGTAGCTGCCACTGACTGGCACTGAACCAGTGCGACACCATGTTTTTCTTTCCTGTGGCATCCACTATCTGTTTTGCCGTTATCCCCAGGGCAGCACGCGCATCACGAAAGTAAGAAATCAGCGGAGCCATCACATGCTGTTTCAGTGCCCTGCCCTTCGCCTCATACCCGGCATCTTTCGGACGATACGGCCCCTGATAATGTTCCGCGAACAGAATGCGCTCTGTGGCGGGGAAATACGCCCTCAGGCTTTCCTTGTTGCACCCGTTCCAGCGTCCGGACGGCTTCGCCCAGATAATATGGTTCAGCACACTGAAGCGTTCACGCATCATGATTTCAATGTCAGATGCCAGGCGATGGCCACAGAACAGGTAAAGACTTCCGGCAGGTTTCAGCACCCGCCAGAACTGCGCCAGACACTGGTCCAGCCATTTCAGGTAATCCTCATCACCCGTCCACTGGTTATCCCAGCCCTCAGGCTTCACTTTAAAGTACGGCGGGTCCGTGACTATCAGGTCAACAGAATTTTCGGGTAACGACCGGATAAATTCCAGGCAGTCGGCGTTGATTAACTCACAACTGGATATTTTTACAGTATTAAACATGGATCATTAAGCCTGTCTCTGATAGGCTCATACCGCTTTTGCGCAAAGCAGTGGGCCTGAGGTTTGCTTGTGATCCAGACGCATGAGCAGATGGCTGGTGAGTGCCCCTAACACCCACCAGTCGCCCATTTACCACAAATAAAAAAGCCTTCAGGACTGAAGGCGTCTGTAACAACCGAACTGATAGTCTGCCAGACCCGCCATAACAAGCTGGGTCAGTATTAACTGGCAGCGTTCGCGTGAAAGGTAAGTATTCTGCGCAATCTCCCCGACTGTCGCCGGTTCGGTGACGCTTAATTCATTAAACACTGCTCTGGCAGTTTCTGTCATATCCTGCTGTTTCAGCATGTCTTTTTCCCTTTTTCGGTTAACGTGACACACCAATAACTCTTGTCAAAAAAGCCAGCAAGCTGAAAGACCGGTATTCACCGCCACCAGCGCGTTTACTGTACTGACGCGATTTCAGTCATAAAAAACCCGCCAGGCGGCGGGGTGTAAAAAATCTTCTAACGTCAGGCATAAAACGCCCATCGTTAGGGCAAATTTACCACAGATTCGGGAAAAATCAACAAAGCTATCTGGTCACCTTTTTCAGTTGTTGTTCTGCCCATGCTTCTTCAATATCAAACTGCACCACCAGCGTATCGTAAAAACGTTTAACTGTTTTTTTCCATGTATCAAGAGATATGGCATCGGTTACATTACATATGGCATTAAATGCCTCCGTTGAAGGTAATCTTTCATAGCCACGCCCACCACAACGCTGACAGTTTCTGAAAACCGGCACACCCTGTTTTTCCGACTCTTCACGATGAATGGCAACACCGCGCCCACGACAATCTTTACAGGCAGTGGATACCTCTCCCTTCCCTCCACACTCCGGACAGGCAACTTTTACCACCTCCCTGACTTTTTTCCATTCCTCCCAGTAAGACGGATACACGCCTTTTGTGCACTTTGCCCACACTGGCGGCTTACCATCCGGATACTGGATCTTGTTTGTAAAAACCTCGCTTTCAATAAATTTTTTTCCGTGACAGCAGGGGCACTGTTTTTTGCTCGCCGCGCTACGGGCATAATCTTCAAAC